ATATTAAATACAAATGCTCTATCCGTAGATGAATAATATTCCATTAGTCTTGGATCCAGCTCATAGCTGTTAAGGACTCCAGTTCTTAATTCTATAGCCTCTATTCCCTCGCACCCTTTGGTAGTGCATTTTTTTCTAGGCTTTATTATGATCCGATTTTCACCTTTTACGAATGTCAGATCCCGGATAGCCATAATTATAAAAAATCTATCTTCCTTCTTTAGGTCCAGATAGCTTACCGTCCCGGCTTGATTAAATTTAACTCGAGAGCAAGATTCCAGAATGAAGTTGAGTTTTGTATCCAAATCAACCATATCTCCCTCGTCTATAGTGGAAAAAAGTCTAATCTCTCTCACCTCTGCGGGCCTAATCGCTATCTTAGCACCCTCGGGATAAAACATACCACCAGAAGGAAGCATAGAAACTGGGAGATTTTTCCATCCAAGCTCCATTGAATTTACATTGACACCAACTGCAGGTTCTATCGGGGTTGGATTAGCGTTTCCTAGATTAGGTGGGATATTATTGGTGTCTAATTTTTCGCTATCCCTCTGGTAAACATTACTCACATCTCCTAAATCCTCAACATCAGTTACCGGAGCATCGGTGGGATTGTCGTATTTAACCCCTCCTTTTATCTCTTTCTGCCTTAGGATATCTTCGGGTGATAAAGAATCTTTCATTCTCCTTTTTTTATTTTATATAACACACATCCGAAATATTGTAGAAATTCGGATTTAGCTATTATAGAATGGTAGGAGAAATGAGTTCCGGTTTATAGGAAGAGGTCCTTCCAGTAATCAGACTTCCAAGTGGTATCAATGGTGTAGATTGCATCACCAGTGTCATAACTTAGATTCATTGGGTTTATAGGTTCTACAGGGAAGCAATTATTTAAGGTAATTCTTCTAAAGACATCACCCTGCTTATTGAAAATGGATACCACCATTGTGCCCACATAATCCCTTTTAAGCCCCATGGCACCAGTTAATGGGTTGTAGATAAGATCAGACCATTGTCTCAGTATCCTGTAGAGCGTCATAGAGTTACTATCGCTGAGATTTACCTCAAAAGATGCAGTAAACTGTACATCAGAAGTTGATGGCTCACCGCCAGCATATCTCCTTTCAGCAAACTTATAGTACTGTGTTACAGGAGCACTGGGTTGGATATCCACCTGGAGCGCACTTATATTTTTAACTTGTTGTGTTAAAATGCTCTCCCCGTTAAAAGTAGTGTTCGCAGCAGTTATCGCAGAAGGGGGCGTGATTAAGACCTCAAACTGGTTTAGAAATACTGGTTCGTAGTTATTTCTAGCTGCTTTTGAATTATTAAAATGTGGTAAACCTGCCATTTATGCTTCTGTTTTTTTATAGGAATAGATCCTGCCAGTAATCAACTGCCCAAGTCATATTTATTTCATAGAGGTTAGTACCGTTGATGTACTCGAGCTCCATGGGGTCTATAGCTTTTAAAGGGAAACAATCCTTACATGTAATTCTTCTAAAAACATCGCCATTCTTGTTGAACACAGATATAACTATAGTTCCAGTGTAGTCCGCTTTTATACCCTGAGCACCCGTGATTGGATTATAGATCAGATCCGTCCATTGTCTTAAGGTTTTAAATACATACATCGAGTTTGCCTCATCAAGGTTTACTGTGAATTTTACCCCAAGATCCAATGTAGTTGTATCAGGTTTACCTCCCGCATAGTTCCTTTTAGCAAACTTATACTTTTGAGAAACGAAGCCAGGATTTTTATCAACGTCCAGTCCTGCAACAGAGACAACATGCTCCAATAAAACAGGACCACCAGCTACAGCAGAAGGAGGAACCACGGTTACCTCAAACTGATTGAGGAATACAGGTTCAAACTTATTCACTGCATTTAATGAATTTTGATAATGTGATAAACCAGCCATTTAGTTAGTTTCTTTTTTATATTTATCTAGATTCCTACTGAAGCTCAAATTACTTAAACAAATTGTATGAATCCACCTGCTGAGATACCACCAGTTCTAGTTACAGTTATTCTGTTTATGAACTTCTGGATTCCTCTGGCAGGTTCTATTATCACGTCGATAATTCCCATGTTCTGATCTATAATAGCGGGGGTATTATTAGATGAATCCATTATCACCTGATAAGCATAAATTCCACCTCCTGCTCTAACTCCATCTAGATAGTTATCAACCAGGGTTTTTATCTCGAGTCTAATTGAATCTTCGTTGAAATCGAACAAGTAGTTAGCTAGAATTTCCTCAACATCATTTTCGAGACTGATCAATAGATCTCTAACATGTATAAGGTTGAATGCAGAATTTACTGTTTGGTAAGCAGTTTGGTTACCGAATATAACTACACCAATACCTCTTTTCTTGATCAGAGGGTTAAGGCCTACAGGTTCTAGCCATCCTCTATCCTCATCGGTAAAGTCATATTCTAGCCCAACAAGGTTATTGCCTGATATAACCCCCCTTTTCTGTCCTGCTATAATATTGTAAGGTTCACCGTTGGCGAATTTTCTCACAAAGTTATTAGAAATATATGCTGCCGGAGGAACGTTGATGTTCTTGTTATTTTCTCTTACTGTTAAGTATGGTGTAAAATAGGCAGCAAATTTAGCACCCTGATCTTCAGTCGGAAGACTGAATGTGTAAGAAGGGTTAAGAGAAAGATTTCCTCCCTCTGAGATATATTGAGATTTCAGCGGAGGGTAAGGATTAGCTGAAGTTGGAGCATCAGTAAACCTAGGATCAGTAGAGTTTCTAAATTGATCCATCGAAGGGGCATTAATCAAAGCCAAAGCCTTCTGTCTCATCATTGCAAGTTTACTTAGCTGATACTTAGAATTTGGTAAAATCTGACCGCTGAATGTATCAACGATGTATCTGAACGATATCACATCTTTAGTAGCAAGGGTAGCCGCGATGTTTGTATCGTACATAACATCCAATAGTTCAGAGACTCTCGCATCCGTTCCATTCGGTCTGTGACTATTGTTCATCGTGAACCCGTTCAGATATGTAAAATCGAAGGATCTGGTAAACTGAGGAATTGATTTAAATTTCTGAACCTGTATAGGAGATCCAGCATAGTAGTAAACAGGTCTAGCTGTAGTAACCTGGACAATTCCAGATGTAGCTGTTTGTGCAACCGCTGTTACTCTAGTAAGTCTGTTCTGTCTATTCTGACCTACTGTTTCACAAAGATCCAAGTCAGTAGATACAAGCAGATCACCAACAGAGATTGGGGATGAGGGAGAAGAGGATATTGTAAAGTTTGTTGGATCTATATTAGTCACAACGTTTACAAACTCGTTAATCGAACCAACGGAAGAAATTATATCAGTTCTATTCGCAGATACGCTGGAACCTATATTATCAGAAGCATATACGCTACCGAATGCTGGATAGTCTTCCAACTGATCTGGATTTTGTCTAGCTTCATTATTGAAAGCTCTTGCATAAGTTACATTGTACTGATCCCTATCTATGGTATTCTGATAAGTTATGAAGTTTCTACTTGATCCGTCAGAATTTAACCAAAGCTGATCACCATCAGCAAGCTCATCATAGAGGAAGTCCTGATAGTACTGAGTGGAGATTTGACCATTGAGAGCATTTGATGCGGTGCCACCAGTAACTGAGTTTACACTATCTATATCGAGATAATCAGATGCTGCTATCTGATAATAATCAACAACAACCGCTCCGGTAGCTCCCACTATATCGCTATAAGGCTGAACCGAGATCCCCTGGGCTGAGTAAGAAGCCGTATCAAGCGGGTGTGTAAAAGTCAGAAGAACCTCACCACCACTCTGAATTGCACCAGAGATCTTAAGCTTAACGAGATCATTCTCAGAGAATTGGTTTATTACAGATCCAGTTAAACCAGTTACCCCTGTAACTCTACCGACGATATAAGGAGCGCTTGTGGCAGAAGGTTGTGCGAAATTAACCAGATCTGTCTTCTGGGAAGAAGTCAGAGAAGCCCCAGTAACGCCACTGTTTGTCTGTATATAATGTAAACCTCCATAAGTTAACGAGGAGTTATAAGTGTCAAATCCATCAATTGTAATACCAGCAGTTGCACCTGCACTATTAAATAAGGAGAAGAGCGTACCTGTTTTTATCGTATCCGAAGATCCGGCGTCATCGGTGAGTAAATTAGAATTTTTAGAGTATAGGTAATCAGCAATTAGATTCTGATCATAACTAAGGAAATTCAATCTAGCATCCGCTATATCACGGTCTGCAGTTAATTCATCTATTAAATGGTGTCCAACTAGATCTATCTTATATGGATTTGTGCAAAGTGACTCCATACCTTCCTCATCAACCGCACAGAATAAACCGGTAGAGGGAGTGTTATTGTTTACCAGGGTCTGTATGTATTGATTGTTGCCATTTAAGTCAACAAAATCAGGTATTAAACACCCGGTTTGTTGTGTTACTATATTAACGTCTGGCTGAGATAGAAAGTTATTTATGGTACTCTTAACAAAGCCATTATTAGTGAAATAAGAACTCCATTTCGGATCCAAGGAAAGAGTTTCATAATCAGTCCAATCACCAGATACTGCTATCACATCAATAAAGTAATCTGAGATATAGTCGTAAGGGTTCATGAAACTAGGAACATTATCCGCTCCATACCAATCAACAGCAAAAACATCAAAACCTTGAAGAGGCGGGTTAGCATCGGTAGATTTTCTAACTATCACACTCATAGGTTCCTTTCCAAGGTTAACCAAGTTGAATAGCCTACCAGTATCCACAGTAGAAAGAGTGGCTAGAAAGTAATTTGTGTCCGCGAACCAGAATCTCTCCTTATTATAGAAGGATGAATATAATCTGGAGGTCAGAACTCCATTAGATTGCTCGGTGTCTATGGAATATCCGAAGTAATTTACCTTGTCAGCATTAGAGCTGCTTTCGTCGTTGTTCAATTTCAACAAGTTCAGAGCAAATACGGGTCCAGTAGATAAACAAGAAAATATAGATCTATGGAAGTAAGAACCCTTTGATTCTAAAGTCTTATCTATATCACCAAAGATAGCTACTGCAGTTGTGACATCAGGTATGTATACAGGGGCGTTAAAAGGGCCTTTATTCGAAAATCCAACAACCAATCTGATCGTTTGGGAAGTTAGAATTATATTCTCTGATGCATCAAACTCCAGCGTATAAACACCCGAGGCTTTGAATTGTGATAAATCAAGTTTGATTTTCTTTGCCATTGTTATTCAAGAGATATTTTTGCTTAGTATATATCTAACCGGGCTTCTCTAAAAAGGAGCTGCTACCCGGTTTCTACTTTTATATATCTGCTTAAATGGATCTTTTATAGTAGTTGGCTAAACGATGTATAAAATCCGCCCTCTTTGGTAACTGAGTCATCACCATTTCCCTCTTCCATCTTGAGATCTATCAGATCCCGATACTC